TCACTGGTCCTACGGAAGCTTCTCTGCCTCCAAACCTTCTTATACCACCACTTTCAAAGTATTTAAAGCCTTTACCTCCAGCCGCTTCGAATTGATTTACATAAGATAACCGGTCATCAATTAATAATTTATTAGCTCCACCATAAGGTCCTTTATTAAAGTTTGTAGCATAATTATTTGCTGCAGGAGCTCTGGCTCCTGTTAAATTAGCTGATATCCATGCATTTTTTTGGTTAGTCATGCTGGTGCTTGTAGTAGTAGATAGTATCTCGTAAGAACCATTTTTAGCTATAACTAAATCAATCAATGCGTCCGCCTCTGCTCTTTTTGCTAAATTTTGGAAGTATGAACCTGCAGACGCTGCTAATGCCGCTAGCTCTATTTCAGGTGTTAAATTATACCAATCACCACCAGAGTCTAATAAACCAACACCTGTCGCATAAGTTGCGACTGCTTGATAATATTCCGTCAGTACACCATCCATATCTACATAGACTGTAGTTGTCCCGGGGTTGCAATTAGCAGTAAGCCAATCTGTTAAAATATCATTAGGACTAAAAGAAAAATTATCGTTGTCTATTTTTGTTACAATATGTCCGGGTGCGTAATTTATATCCTCGTCCTCTACGTGTGAAACTTCTGGATAAGGAGGGAAATGAGATTCTACTTTTCTAAATCTTATTGTTTGTCCGGTAGTAAAACCGTGTCCAGGATCATTTACATTTACAACTGTAGAGTCCCTAACTCCTGCACTTAATGCTGTGCTGCTTAACATATGAGCAACAGGTGGTTCTTTTCTTGCAGGCCTTGCGTTTTGTAAACCTTGTGCATCTCCTCTAAATTTTTTTGGAAGCAATTGAGGATGCTTTGATTCGAATTCGCTTTTGTGTACAAAAGCTCCATTCCATTCTTTAACCATTTCTTTATACGGAAAAGCCATTCCGCTCCTATCAGAAATTGCTTTTGATTTTTTACCTGTTGAGAAATTAGACATTTGGGTAATACGCCTGTGGAGTTATAAAAGTACTAGAAGAAGAGCCATCTTCGACTAAAGCTCTTTGTAACTCGTCCTCGTAATACATTTTCATTTGTTGAGCTAACTCTGGTTTTTCTTTCTGTGATAAATAGAAAGCTAGACCAGAAGTCATGCAAGGTACAAAACGGTATGGTACGTCTGATTGGTTTTGATAAGCCCCTGCATCCTGTATTCTTTTTATGTAATACAAAGAAACATTGTTTGAAGCTGCAGTCGTGTCCGGTGTTGGGTACAAAGTTACAACAGTTTTGTCTATAAATCTCTGTACATAATATTGAGTTGGCTGTGATTTATTTAGTTTATTTGATAGTCCAGAATATGTAGATCTGTTTATTTTTGTAAGAGCCGAGTCTACTTGTGAGGTAGTTGTTCTACCTGTCCTATAAGTAGCTTCTAATACATCATGTATTCCATAAACACCGTTAGGTATAGAGGTAGCACTAGTGCCATCAGTAGCACTTCTAAAGAAATTATACTCTGCCTGACCTTCTACTAAATCGATATCCAGGTTGTCTATTTGCCAATAGTGCAATCCTCTATTAGCCCATTCTTGAAACATAATGTTTAAAGAACGTCTTGCAGACTTTAACTGGTAACCACTAACCGCGTGAATTCCTATACGGTCATACGCTTCTTGTATAATGTCATCAATATCAAAGCTACTTTCGAATGTAGCTGTTCCTGATGTTGCCATCTAGCCCCCTAGTTAAATGTTACAGTAACACTTGGAGTAGCTGTTAAATCTAAAAAACACCCGGTTTTAAATTTGATGCCACTTCCAGGAATAAAAATCTGTAATCCTTCTGTACCAAAAGTAAAAGTATGAGCTGTTCCTGCTGCTGAAGTATTATCATACAAAGTAACAGTTGAACTTGCTGCACCTGCTGCTTGAATAGATGTAACTCTACAAGGCCCTGTAACTAATTGTCCATCGGCTGTTGCGTTAGCTGTTCTTTGGTCTGATGTGAATGATCCTCCACCTGCCATAATATTGTCCTCCTAAATTAGCGGGGCCGAAGCCCCGCATTTAATTTTGTATTAAGCTACTGTTGCGCCGTTTACTGAAGTAGCGACCCAGCCAATAGCGCTGTTCCAAACTAAAGTAACTGATTCACCTACTGCATCGAAAGTGATGGTAGTTCCATTTGCAAAAGTAGTTGGAGTTAAAGTTCCATCTCCACCGTCAACAATCATGTTAACGATTTTCATTTGTCCTGAAGTTGTACCATTAGCTAAAGTTAATGCATTAGCTCCAGTAGTAGTTAACTCTGTTACTAAGTTAGTTAGATCAACTGCACCAGCACCAGATAGTTCCTGAACTCCACCTCTGATAGCTTTGCCGTAAGCAGCATTACTAGTTATAGCACCAGTGCTTGCGTTTTTTGTTATGTCTTCGAAACCGTTCTCTGATCTGACCGGTCCTGAAAAAGTAGTTGTACCCATTTTATATTCCTCCTATTTATTAACACAGTCGCGAGGCCGTCTGGTCAAGTCTGTGTTTCTTTGAATATACGCTTTTAATTTAGTGATTGCAAATAAAAAGGGGCGCCGAAGCGCCCCTCTAAATTGGTTTATAACCTTAACGATTATGCACCTGGAGATCCGAAGATACCTCTAGGATCAGAGAAGCCGAAGCTGTATCTTTCCCTAGCTTTATATCTAACGTTACCAGTCTCAAAATCACCTTCCATGGCAGTTTTGATCGGTGCACGAACCATGTGCTTCATTCCGTTAGGAACATCAGTCTTAATGAAGAATGCGTCATCATCAGCTAGGAAGTTGTTTACCACGTATCCTTGTGGGATCATTCCTTTAGATGCTAATGCATTGATGTCATTGTCAGCTGTTCCAACTCGATTAGCAGATTTCATGATTCTTTCAGCTATGAATTGTTGCGAAGAGTGAATAATTAGTTTCTGCCCTTTCGCTGCAATTTTCAAGCCACGCTCATCAGTCATTTTAGCAATGTCAATTACTGCTTGCTCTAATGAAGTTTCACTAAGGTCAGCTGGTGTAGCTAACTCGTTAGAGAAAGTTCCAGCTATTGTTGGGTGGTCAGTTGCACAAAGTGCTTTACCGTCACCGCCAGTAGCTGATGTGAACGCGTTGTCAAGAATTGACACAGCTTTAACTTGCTTAGTTTGAGCCATAGATCTTGCTAGTGCTTTCGTGTAACGAGTAGAGATTTTGTCGTACAAGTTATCTTCAATCGCTTCTTCAGTGATTGCGAACGCGAGAGCAATTGTCTCGTGTTGATATCTTGCAGTGAAAGTCTCTTGCGCGTTATCGTAAGCAACAGCTGAACCTTCTGACTTAACATTCGCTTTGTCGAAACCAGATAACATTACTTCTTCTTCAAAAGCTCTGTCACTGTTTTCTGTGTCATAGATTTCTGCGTGTTGGTTTTCGTAGTTTTTGTACTCAAGTCCGAATAATGCATTCAGACCTGGCTCTAGCTCTTTTGCTAGTTGTTGTCTTGATATAGCCATTTTTTATGTCCTCCTGCTATTATGCGTAGAAGTGTTCGTTAATTAGAACTTTGTACACTGCATTAGCTGATCCAACTTCTGATCTACCAGTTTTTCCAGAAAAACCGATAATCACTAAGTTAGCACCAGTACCAATGTCAGTAGAATCAAGTTCCATTGCACTTACACCCGTTACTGTTGACCCTGTGCCCACGACTACGTCTGCTGTTTGCATAACGTCAGTTTGTGCAGATGCGCCATCACCCTGTATTTCAAATACTTGATGTGGATCATCATATACAAATGCGTCTGCTACAGCGCCGTTTCCGCTTGCTGCAGAGTTGTTTTTAAAAGTTGGTTTGTTAGTTGTTGCGTCGTCGAATTTACAACCCCAAAAAACACCAATGTTTGTCGTACCTGTTCCAGCTTGCTGGATATTGCCAGAGTCTGGCTGTACCATGTCGCCCTGGAAAATTGCATTAGCTTCGTTAGATGCAATTTTGTACTCATTGAGTTTTTGGTTAGCTCCTCCGCTGATACTTCCAACTGGGTTCAAACCAAATGCGGCGTCTATATTTGCCATATGTTTGTCCTCCTTAAAGGTTGTTTATATCAGTGGTCGAAATATCAAAATGCTATTTCTTTGTACCACCAAAAGTTACACGAGTCTGTCGATCTTGATTGATCGGCATACTTGGGTGCTGTTCCTTCAAGACATCGTTATCTAAAGCTTCATTACGATCGGCAGTCATTTGATTATAATATGCCTCTCTTTGCTTTGCGAGCTCTTCGGGTATCCTTGCCAGCACAAGGCCACCAACTCCTATAACACCTGAATACTTACCTGAATCTATTGACGGGTAGTCTTCGTTAGGGTATTCGTCAGCTCTGACAAATTCCCAACCAGATCTCATTTTACCGTTAATATTTTTGGAATCATCGTTCCCCATACTTTCGGTTCTAATCCATCTGTGCCTATATCCGTCGGGTGCAGGCGGTGCATCTAATGCTGATGGTGGAGTCCATACTTTAGGCTTTTCAGTTTTAGCCCGAGTTTGACTCGCGCGGGAAGTTTTTTTATTGTTTGTTGTATTATCCATATGCTTATACCTCCTTCGCGGCTAATTGTTTCGCATATTCTTCTAGCGGCACACCTAATCGTTTAGAAATAGCTACCTGTGATGGTGTGAGTTTCACAGTTTTTCTGCGTCCTTTTCCTGCCGGACGTTTAGCACTTGCAACAGTCTGAACCGGAGTCTCGACTGCAGATGTCTTATTTGTATCAAATTTGTGCGGGAATTCAAGTCTTATTCGTTTATCCACCTCAGAATAATATTCGTCTGATTGTGGGTCAAACCCTTCCTCCTCTACAAGTCTTCGATGTATGTCAAATGCAGTGTAAGTCATTGCATTATCAGTACCAAACCAAGTGTTTTGAGACGCCCAATTGTTGGCTTTTGGGTCAACTGGGGCTGCCTGCTGTATATCTTGAGCAGTTG